ACGACTAAAGCAAAAATGAAAGAGAGTCCATTAGATAATTTTGTTAAAAAGAAAATGAAGAAAAAGGATAAGTAATGAGTAAAAAAGGCTTATATCACAATATTAATAAACGCAAAAAAGAAGGTACAAGTAGATCTAAAAAAGATTCAACTATCTCTGATAAAGCATACAAACATATGCTAGCTGGATTTAAGAAGAAGAAATAAATGGAAAGATATAGAGACGCTTATTCTACCAGAAACATTGAACAAGTTAGACTGATTGAAGGTCAGTCATTTGCTCTTGGAGTTGTGCGTGACTTTTCTAACCCATTACCCGCTGGACAAAGTATTGATATAGCGATTGCTTTTCCAGAAGGTATGAATCCTGTATTTGAGATGAAAGGATTAAGTAATGGTAATGCTGTTGGTTATTTATATGAGAATGCTAGTGTTACTGGTGGTACAGCTTTAACTCCGATTAACAAAAACAGAGCAAGCACCATTATAAGTAAGGGAGTAGCTTTATTAAACCCTACAGTCAATAGCACAGGCACATTAATATTAAATGAAATCTTAACGGGTGGCGTTGGAAAAAAGGGAGCGGGTGGAGCAACAGGAGGTAATGTGATTTTAAAAGGCTTAACTTCTTATTTGTTTAGATTAACGAATCAAGATCAAAACAATAATGCACACGCAATGGAAGTCATTTTAACTTGGATTGAATAATGGTTGCTAAAAAATATCAAAACCCTGAAGGTGGCTTGAATGAAAAAGGACGTAAACATTTTGAAAGAAAAGATGGTGGAGATCTTAAACCACCACAGAAGTCTGGCACTGATGGTAGGCGTGTCAGTTTTGCTGCACGGTTTAGTGGGATGGATGGTCCTTTAAAAGATGAAAAAGGTAGACCAACAAGATTAAAACTTGCTTTGAAAAAGTGGGGATTTGGTAGTAAAGAATCAGCAAGAGCATTTGCGAATAAACATAAAAAGGGATAACTATGGCAGGGATGACTCAACTTGCACCAGTAGAAGAGAAAAAGTTTCAGGAATGGATGAATACTAATCCTCGAGTGTTGCAGTGGAAACAAGAATTTGTTAAACAGTTTGGTGAACAACCAGAGATTAATAATAGTGATTATGATTATCGTGCTGCATGGAAGTCGGGTGTTGTTCCAGAGCCTGATGAGTATGATGAGAATAGATTGCATTGGTCATCATCTACTAGTTCTGGAAAAATGCTTAAAGGTGAGGATCATAAAACTGCTTGGAAAGAGTTTTTTATGCGACAATTTGGCGACAATCCAGATAAATTACGTGATGAAATGGTAAAAGAAAAAGGAATGACAAGAGAAGCAGCAGAAAGAATTTTAGAAAAAAGAGTTACAAAAAGACCTCTTTTAAAAGATTCACAAATGGAGAATGAATAATGGCAGATATGATGAGACTGAGTGCTGAAGATGTCTTAAAAAGACATGAGAAAGCATTAATTAAGAAAGAGGATTTTAGGAACTTGTATGAAGAAGCATACGAGTTTGCTCTACCTCAGCGTAATCTGTATGATGGTCATTATGATGGTAAAGTAGGTGGCACTAAGAAAATGAACCGCGTGTTTGATTCTACTGCAATCAACTCTACACAACGCTTTGCCAACCGTATGCAATCAGGTATATTCCCTCCACAACGTAAATGGTGTCGATTAGAACCAGGACCAGATATTCCTGAGGATCGTAAAGCTGAAGCTCAAGCAGCATTAGATGTATACAATGAAAGATTATTCTCTACATTAAAACAATCTAACTTTGATATTGCTATTGGTGAGTTCTTACTTGATTTGTCAGTAGGTACTGCTGTTATGATGGTGCAACCAGGTGATGATGTTAATCCTATTAACTTTGTTCCAGTGCCACAATATTTAGTATCTATTGAAGAGGGGGCTAATGGTCAAGTCGATAACGTCTATAGACGTATACGCCTTAAAGGTGAAGTCATACAAAGACAATGGAATGATGCTAAGATTCCAGAAGAATTACAAAAGAAGATTAATGATAAACCAACTGATGATGTTGAACTGATTGAAGCAACTGTGTTTGATCAGAAGCGTGGTGATTATTGTTATCATGTGATTCATAAAGAATCAAAAACTGAACTCGTATATAGACGTATGAATTACAGTCCATGGATTGTATCGCGCTATGCTAAAGTAGCTGGTGAGATTTATGGTCGTGGTCCATTAATTACAGCATTGCCTGACGTAAAAACATTAAATAAAACATTAGAGTTGTTATTAAAGAATGCATCATTAACAATCTCTGGTGTTTATACAGCAGCGGATGATGGTGTATTGAATCCTAATACAGTGAAGATTATGCCAGGTGCAATCATACCTGTAGCACGTAATGGTGGTCCACAAGGTGAATCACTCAGACCATTGCCACGTGCTGGTGACTTTAATGTATCACAAATTGTAATGAATGATTTACGTCAAAACATCAAACGTATTTTATTAGATGAATCATTACCACCTGATAACATGTCAGCTCGATCAGCAACCGAAGTGGTAGAACGTATGAAAGAGTTATCACAAAACTTAGGTTCTGCTTTTGGTAGATTGATAAATGAAACTATGATTCCATTAGTATCCAAAATGCTGCAAGTGATGGATGATCGTGGTATCATTACATTACCATTAAAAGTAAATGGTTTGGAAATTAAGATTAGTCCTGTTGCTCCATTAGCAATGGCACAAAATATGGATGATGTTCAGAACATATTACAGTATGCACAGATTGCACAGCAAGCTGGACCAGCCGGACAAACAACAATTAAAGTTGAAGAAATGATGGATTATATAGCTGAGAAGCTTGGCGTGCCACAATCAATACGACCTACACCACAGGAGCGTATGATGATGAAACAACAAATGGCACAAGCAGCACAGCAAATGGCTGCTGAACAAGGGATGGCTGAACAACCACAAGGATAATTATGGCTGGATGGGAAGATTTAGAACAAGCATTACCACTGGATATTCGTGATGTAAGTCAAAAAAGAGATGACTTAGATCGTTTATGTTTTAGAGTCCTTGGGGGTGAGGACGGCAAAAAGTTGATGGAATGGCTGCGTCAAGCAGTTGTTGAGCAACCTGTTGCCTTGCCAGGTAGCGATCCTAGCTACGCATTTTACCGTGAAGGACAAAACAGCATAGTAAAGGACTTAGAAGCAAGGTTAATTAGAGCAAGGAAATTGTAATGAGTGAAGAAGCAATCGAGCCTAGTGTGGAGCAAGAAGAAAGCACTGGCTTACTCGATGGAGCTACTCCTGAAGTCGAAGAAGCCAATGCTGAAGAAAATCCACAAAAAGCAGAAATAGATCATCGTGATCCTGAAGAACTAAAAGCCAAAGAAGAGTTTGGTTTAAATGAAGCAGAAGATGATGAACCATTAGAGAGACCAGATTGGTTTCCTAAAAATTTCTGGAAAGAAGAAGAATCTGAACCAGATCTAGAAGGTATGGCAAAATCATGGTCAGATCTACGTAAGAAAATATCCCAAGGTAAACATAAAGCACCAGAAGATGGTAACTATGATTTATCTGCATTTGGTGACACACCGGATAACGATCCAATCAGGGAACACGTTGTTGGTTGGGCAAAAGAGTATGGTGTGAGTCAAGCTGCATTAGATGATTTAGTTGGTCAAGTTGTCGATATGAATATGCAGAATGCACAAACATTTCAAATGAACATTGAGCAAGAGAAGAAAGCTTTAGGTCCCAATGCTGATACAAGGATACAAGGTATTGTGAAATGGGGTGCTAATCTTGTTCAAAAAGGTGTTTGGGGTAAAGACGACTTTGAGGAATTTAAAGTCATGGGCGGTACTGCAAAAGGTATCTCTGCATTAGAAAAACTCAGAGCATCTTATGAAGGTAGATTACCTACCGAAACAGCTCCAGTTGAAGGCGCACCTTCTAAAGATGAGCTTTACCAAATGGTCGCTGATCCTAAGTATAAAAGTGACCCATCCTATCGAGCTAAAGTCGAAAAACTATTTTCACAAAACTTTGGCTAAACCCTTGCAATTAGCCTTGCTATAGAGTAAAATCTGTGGTAAGGCTTATTGTATCTATTCTTGATATAACCCTTAACGCAAGTAACCTTGTCGAATGGCTGTCGTAAACG